AAATCTGCAATCAAAGTATACAAGCAGCTTCACTTTAAACGTTTAAAGTCGTACCAACACCAGCCAGAGCCTCCCCCACCAACAAAAAATCGGGGGTTTAAGTTCTTGAAGCTGTAGCGAACATTGCGACCGTCAACGGCACCGGTTGAAGCCCAGCCGCCGTTCACCAGGTCCTGTTCACCGTAGGGGTCTTGGACTAGCCAATAATCCCGGCCATAACCAGTAATAACCACAAAGTGGCCGCCACCAGAAGGGTCAGAAACAGTTCCATGATGAAGAATGCCGGCAACAACAGGGAGGCCCGAGTCAATTTGTTTTTTAACGTCATCCGAGTCTGCAGTTTGAGTAAACTTAGCGGATACACCTAACTCTGCCAAGGCTTTAAAATGAGGGTTGCGATAAATGGTGTCTCCGTACTTATTAACGATCTTCAAGTAGTCAGTATCGTCGTTAATACCGGGCGTATCTAAGTACTTCAGACACATTGCAATACTGCTGGTCTGACACTGGCGCCAGCCTTCGGGGCCGTTATCCTTTTGGTGGAAGTACGGGAAGTTGCGGAGATAGCGAAGATCACCGTCGACCGCGTAAGGATGGATCGTTGTTTTGGTGACGAGGCCATCCCAGTGGTCATCGTAGATCCACCACTTGCCGAGCCCGAAGCCCAGCTCCACGTAGCTGTGCTTGTCTTTTCGGTCAATAACTAAGCAATTCCGGATTGTTCTACCTTTATAGATATTGGCTTTTTCATCACGGCCTAGCTCGACGGAAGGAACAAGTCGTTTTTTTAGCCAAGTATTAAATTTAGAGGTGATATCAATTAAGCCAACTTTTACTTTTGGGGCTTCGCTACAAAACAATTCAACCTCTGCGGAACGGCGACGGCTTAAACCTTCGAGAACTTTTCCGTCACCTTTATTCCACCTCGGCAGCTCCTCGGCAGCGACAATATTAGGGTTTTCTCCATTATTAAGACGTTTAACTAACGTTGAACCCTTGAAAGCCTGGGTTCCGACGTTAAAACAGAAAGAGACAAGTGCATCAAATTGATTTTGATTTAAATCAATGGTGACGTAATTTAATACTGCCTGCTCGAATTTAATGAGATCTTGCTTGAGAAGTGCGTCAGCTTCTTTCTCGGTGATTTTTGTTCCAGCAAGCACATTTCCGGTGTGACCGTAGCCAATGGTAAGTACACCGACAGGACAGAGGTAGCTGGTGAGGCTTAGTCCCTCGAAAGATTTAATTAATTTGATGCCAGTGGGCGAAATTTTCACAATACTGATATCTGCTTACACTAAAGTAGCAGATCTATTCAGCGTTGCGAGATAAACTAATTAACGTCGTTAAGACGCCCATCATCACGGCAATAGTCCGCGAATCGACATCGGTGCATCCCATTGGAGCCGGATCTATTTTGTCGCCTTCTGGAGTGCCTACGTACCTTGCGTACCAAGGCCAGATTGTAGGCAGCACGTAAAATCTACAGGCTGCCCACTGGAAAGTTGATACAACCATGATGGCTGCAGCGGTCCCGACAATTGATCGCCAGAGCCAATTGGTCATCGATGATTAGGGAAGGTGACTACTGGCTACCACCACCAATAACCAGGACCACGCTGATATGGAAGACCTGCGTAGATCCAGATCATTGGGAAGAGGATGGCGACAACCAACAGTAGTGCTGCAATTAGGTAGTGCATTTAGTGAGTAGGACTACGCGCCCTCAAGGGCTGCAACTTTGGCCTCAAGGGTTTCGATCTTGGCCGCAGCCTCTTGCAGCGCCTTTGTCAAAACAGGAATAAGAGATTGGTAGGCAACGCTCAAATACTCTGGTCCAGTTTGCACGACGCCTTCTAGATAATCCTGCCCGGCTAAGGCAACTTGCAGTTCCTGAGCAATGAAGCCAGGCTGCACAGAAGTGTCAGCCGTAAACTCAGATTTATACTGGAAAGCAACTGGATTAAGCGCTTTAACAACATCTAGAGATGCCGGCAAAGGATGGATGTTTTCTTTTAGCCGCTCGTCTGAACCATTAACGTAAGCACCAAAGCCCCAGATACCAGTTCCATTGCACTGAATATTAAATGCACCGTTGTCGTTTGTTCCGCCTACAAGTAATTCTCCACCGCTTGTAATCCTCATCCGCTCCGTCGGGCTGCTCGCTCCATCGGCGGTAGTGGAGAACACTAACCTGCCCGGCATATCGTTAGTGCCGGGAGTGGCGTCTACAAAACACTCAATTTCAGCAGCGCGAACAAACTTGGCGCCGTCATTGCCTTGATAAGTGATTCCGCCAACGCGATCACCACTCTGAAGTACAGTGTTTCCGGTACTACGAGAGCGCCCAAAGATAAAACGTGGACCATCAGCATCATTTGAGTTGCGCGTAACAGAAAGACTGCTACTTGCAGTGGTGCTTCCTTCTACTTGAAGCGATGGGTCTACAACACCATCGAAGAACCCAGTACGCGCAGAAGACGTGCCAACTAAAAGCCTGCCGCTGGTGTCGATGCGGGCGCGTTCCGTGGCGTTCTGCCTGAAAATTACAGCACCAGCAACTTCGTTAGATACATATAAATCACCCACCAAGGCTCCAATAAACGAATGACTCAAAGCTGAAGAATTTCCAAGATAAATTCTTGAATCGTTTGAGCTGCTATTTACATGAAGTAATTGACTAGGGCTAGTAGTGCCAATCCCTACGTTGCCTGAACTATTAACAAACAACCGCCCCTGGCTATTAGTTGAGATAGCTACATTATTTGCCGAAGGAAGATAAACCCCGTTAGTGGGGACAGTACTGCTGGTGGGAATAAAACTCGGCGCCGTTAAAGAAGTAGTTGCTAATATTGCAGCCTGAACCGAATTACTTGAGAACGAAACAACACCAGATCCGCTGCGATAGAATCCAGTGTCCGTATCCTGATCAAAAGTAATGCTGGGAACTGCAGCACTACCATCTGGATATGTAGCACCTGCATTGACGTAATCAGCGCCAGCAAGAATTACACCAAAAAAATCAGCACCAGTTGCTGGAGCCGAACTAAAGACAATATTGCCGCCACTAAGACGAAAACCTTCAGCACCGGTATCGTCAGGTCGTTGAAGAACACCTGCAACGGAAATAAGACACTGTTGCGAGTTTAACGGTAGCGGTACAGGAGCTGCACCACTAACAAGGAGAGCGAAGGATGTGGTAGAACCATTGAAGGACCCACTGATGTCGTCAATGTTGACATAAGTGGGATAAGCAACCTTTAGGTCATTACCAAGATAGGCCACAGCGTCTCTTTATTAACTCAATTATGTTTATTCTACTGGAGTGCTGTTTGGACCGTCAGTAAATGGTTGTTTTGGCCAGACCACAGATTCTGGACCAGCTTTAGCAAAGGTTTGAGGAAGATCACGCAGAATCTGACGGTACGCAGCCCACTGTGCTTGATCGACTGAAGCATCCGGAGTCATGGTCCAGTCTGTGTCACGGATGATTTGATCACGTTTTTCGCGGATTGAATCCCAGGTGACGGGGGCTACGGGTGCAGGCTCGGGGGTGTTGCCGGCTTCCAGCCACTCCAGGTAGGCCTGGTAGTCGGTGTTGGCGGGGTCGAAGGGGATGGAGATCGTGCTGCCATCAGTTCCTTGTTTAAGCAATGACTGCAGTTGGTCATTGTGTGAAATGAGCTGGTACATAATTAAAGCTCCGAGGAAAACGTAAGCGACCAAGTGGTGCTGTTATTAACTCTTACGCACGATAAAGCGCCGAATCCAGTAAATGCTCCACTCGATGGAGTGAAAACGGTAAGTCCGTAGGATCTATTTCCAGCATCACTAGAAAGCGCAACGGAAGTTCCAGAAGGCGACGTTGGTGAGTTGTTAATAATTTCCTGCCAATTTATGTTTGCAGCAAGAGACGGTGTTGATCTCATTTCGACGGGGTAGGGGATGTTTGTTACGGTTGTGCTTGTACCAGCTGTATAACCAGTCGGGAACCTGAAATAAGCCTCTCCCGCGCTGTAAGTACGCATCACATAGGCATACCGCTGACAGAGCTGAAGCTCCTGCCCGTAGCTCCTGCGCTCAAAGGCGGTTGCCGAGGAGCCTGCTTCTAATTGGACATCCCCAATTGTCCATGTGCCAGAAGTTTGCGCCCCTACTGTAAATACAATTTCAATTCCAGTAGTGGCTGCAGCAGGTATGCTGATGCTCGCACTGTAACGAGTGACCGTGCTAGTAACGGTAAACGTTCCGGTAGCAATCTGCGTTCGCGTAGGACTGGCTAATGTTCCAAACGTATCTGCGGTGTTGGCATAAAAAGCCGTCCAAGTGACAGACGTAAGAAGAGAGTTGGCGAGGTCAACGCTCAGTGTTGCTGTGGTTGTATTAAGGTCGTAGCTGTTTAACTGTTCAATTCGTTGCGCAAAACCAATTGCCGTTACGCTAGAGGCGCCAGTAAATCGATAACGATATTGATCTGCTCCGGTGCCTGCTACTCTTTGGCCTGTAACATTGGCGCCAGTGCAGTAACCGTACCAACGATCTACAGCATAAGCAAGCGCAGCACCTGCGGTAAAGGTTTGAGAGGCCCCAGCATTCCGCTGGTCCACCGCCATTGCGCCGTTAATGATTTTATTTTTAAACGGACCTGTCTGAGAAAAAACGTTACCAGTTGTGGAGTTACTGGATGCACCAGATCCACTGAGGCCACTTGTTTCAACCTGTGTTAATGGCATTATCTTGACCTCCTATCAGGTTTGCTCAAGGTAGCTGACGGCAATGTCCAAAGCAGTGGCTGTATCGGCGCGAGCCCTCAGCACATCGCTGGACTCCATGATGATCTTGTTGCCGCTGATGATCTCAAGGGAGGAACCGGCAGGAACTGGAGCATTACGGATCAAATAAACATCATCACCAGTATTGGTTACCAGGTAAACATCAACGTTGGCGCTGCTTCCTGTTTTGTTCGAAACCAGGATGCTCAGCAGAATGACAGTGGCAGAGGCACCTGCACTTAAGACGTTGCAATTCGTGCTACTAATTGCATCTGTAACCACGCTTGATTTGGTGTCAATCTTAAAAGTATTGGCCATATCAGCTCAGAGCAACAATAAGTGCGAGGTTGTCAGTTGAATCAAAGGTTCCTGTCACCGTCAAACTACCAGTAATAGAAACGTTGCCAGGAATGGTGACTGAACCAGATGAATCTATTGTAAGTCTAGCAACACCACCTGTCACCAGGGCAAGTTGATCCGAGCCTGGACTAATAAGTCCGGTATTGGGATCACTGGCAAATTTTAGAGCGCAACTGCTGAGAGAGCCCAGAGAAAAAGCAGCATTAGTGCCATCTTCCCGGAGGAGAGGATAACCACCTGCTTGGCTAGCATTGTGGACAACACAAGTTTGCTTAACAGTATCAACGGTAACTTCACCTACGGCACCTATAAAAGTTGCGGTTTCGGCTGTTGTGCCACGCCGGAATTGTACTTGAGTTGCCATAATGTTATCCTAATGCAATTGCAATTGCCGTGGCAAAATCTTGAGTTGAGATCGTTCCGTTTTCATTTGGAACGGTCATCGTCCTTGTGGTTGCAGTATCGATGCCGGAACACTCAAACGCCAGCTGCTTGGTTGCATCGGCATTGTCTTGAACTCTGAACGTAGAATCCGAGAATGTCGTTGGAACCGTTGTTGTCAACACCAAGGTGCCGCTGGCATCTGGAAGTGTGTAGGTTCGAGTCGTTGCTGTTGAAATTACAGATGCATCAAAAGCGATCTGCTTGGTCAGATCTGCAGTATTACGAATCCGAAAACCACTGTCGTTTGTGGTGATCCCTGTCGATGTAACAGAGGTCAGACCTGTCAGCGTCGTTGAGCTACTGCCCAGGGCAATCGCAGTGCTACCAACAGTGATCGAACTGTTCTGCAGTTGGCTGTTGGGAATTGCGCTGGTGCCAAACTCCCCGGTGGTGCTGTTGTACGTCAGACCAGAACCAGCAGCAACTGACAGGCTCGTCAACAGAGCGACAGTTCCACTTGCGTTTGGAAACGTAATGGTTTGATCCGCTGTTGGATCTACAACTTGAAGCGTTGTTTCAAATCCATCGGCAGTGGAGCCTTCAAAAACAATGGCACCAGGCTCAATGTTAATACTGTTGGCGGAACCAACGCCAGCTCCAACATTAACAAAGCTAGAAGCAGTGTAGCTGGTAATCGACAGCGCCGTAACGGTTCCGCCTAGTGAGGTGCTGGTACTGCCAAATGTGATCGAGCTGTTCGCTAATTGCGAATTGGGAATGGCACTGGTTCCGAATTCGCCGGTAGTACTGTTGTACGTTAATCCGGATCCAACAGCAACGCTGAACTTGGATCGAACCTCAGTGGCAGAAGGTCCGGTGTAAGTAATAACACCTGTTGTGTTGTCGTAACTTAATGATCCATCGCCACCGGAATCAGTGACAGAAATCTGCTGGCGAATGTTTGCAGCGGTAACAACACTGTAAGTAAACACCCCAGTGCTGTTGTCATAAGCAAGGCTGCCAAACCCTGTTCCACTATTGGCGGCGCTAAGGTGAGCCCGAACTTCACTGGCGGATGGACCAGTGTAAGTAATGACGCCCGTTGTATTGTCGTAACTTAACGAGCCGTCGCCACCAGAATCCGTGACACTGATTGCCTGGCGAGCACGGGTATTGGTGTAATAAAGATTACTTCCTTCTGCTAAATCAGTTGTAGAGTTGCCAGCAAAATCCAGCTTATCAGTAGGAGTATTGACCTCCTCAAATAAACCGCTAACCAGACAAATTGCCTTTCTAGTTGCCATTTTGTTTGTCTCTCTGGCTCACGTAGCAGAGCAACATTGAACCGCTTGTTGTAACCATCCTACCAAAGCTACCGTCTTCAACCGAGTCGAACTGGTGGCTCTAGTTGAACAATAAACTCAGCACTACTGGCGGCCTCTCCAACCCTTGTAACATACTGACCAGCTGAACTTGGCGCGGCTGTTGTAATTGCTCCTGCAGATGCTGCGGATAAATAATAAATATCACCCGGATCCAGTCCAGATGTAGCCAAAACCCCGACAATCAAAACGCGGACAGTTTCACCAGCTAATTTTGAAGTCTGCGCAAAACCTACGACGTTAGCTTTGTCAAACGTATCGTTGGCAATTGCTAAACCCACTTTTCCATCACTAGAGCGGGAATAAAGAGCCTGCCCCTGGGAAACAGCTTCAAACGCAAGGGCTTGGAATCCGGCAACTGAATACACAGTTTTACCGGCCATAGTTGATTTTAGGTCAATCAGAGCTTCCGTTAAACCCTGATTATTAGGAGCGTAGGGCTCGTAATTACTAACACCAGCCATCAGGATAAGCGAATAGGTGGCTCTAGTTGAATACTAAAATCTGTGGTCGTAGCGCCTTCTCCAACGCGAGTCACATATTGACCAGCAACTGAAGGAGCAGTTGTTGTAATTGCTCCCGCAGTTGTACTTAAAAAGTACACGTCACCAGGATCAACAGTCGATGGCATTGTTTTGATGCCAGCAACTAACACTTTTACCGTGGCACCAGAGGTCGCGGCTGAATCAGCAAAGCCGACAACTAGCGCCTCATCAGCGGTTCCATCAGCTTGAGCAAGGCCAACCTTGCCATCGCTGACACGCATGTAGAGAGCTGCCCCATCCGTTAGGGTTTCGAAGGCCGTTGCATCAAAACCAACACGAGAAGGCGCAAAAACCGGAAAACCTTCTTTGAGGTCAATAATGGCATCAACTAAACCTCTGTAATTGGGCTCATAAGGTTGGCGGGTCATAGTAAACCCGTTGGCCGTCATCAAATCGACCAAAACTGCTATAGCACCTTCTATATTGGGTTCGTAACCAGTTGACATCGACTACGTCCTGCGTCCCTACATTCTAAGTTGGTAAGTACTTTAGAATAGAGAAAAAGTTTTCAACTAAAGTGACGCCAGAGTTGATTGCGGCGGTATTGTCTGGCAGTTTTGGAGCCTTTGCCGGCCTCTCTAGGGCTTTAAATAACTTCAATCGGCGGATTGAGCGTAGATTTGAAGTGCTTGAACGTGATTTTGATAATTTTCAGGACCGGGTAATTAAAGAATACGTTTTAAAAGAAGATTTTCTTCGTGAGGTCCAAGCCGTCCATACAAAATTAGACCGTATCCTGGACCATATCCTTAATCACCCACACTGATTAAATGGCGATCCACGCAGCAGTCGCAGAATTGTACATAAATAGACCGGGAATTAACTGATCGTAATGAAGCTGCCCATCGGTAGGGTTAACAGGCTTACCGTTACTATTTGACACAACTGCTTTAGGCGTTCTCCACGTACTTCCGTCGTAAAGCTTGAAAATATAGGTGCTGGATGTATCCAGCCAAGATTCACCCTTACTAAATAAAGTAAAGCCAGCAGCCGGCGTATTCGGTGCGGTCGCTCCGATGAAAGTTGGGCCGACTTTAATTAATCCGGTTGAGGGCGTAGCCGTATTATCTGCAAAATATAAACCTGGATCCCCAGGGTTATTGTTGACTGCTAATTCGGCAACACCTAGTCGGATAGGAAATGGCCTGTCATACAGAACTGATGACCTACGGGATAAAATCTGAACAGCCATCGCTATGAATTGATATACAAACCGCCATCAACGACAGTGTCTTGGGCAGTAAGAGGTGAATACGTCTCACAGTCTATCAGACTGGTCTGAGATGCAGGTTCAACTGGTACACCGTTTAAATATGTACCACCAATAATTAGACCAAACTCAAAATCAGGTACATAATTAACCAACGGCTCATCAAGCATACCGATTTTAGTATCTTGAATCAAAGTTGGTTGAATGTTAAACAGCTTGCTCATCATGGTGAGCATACGGTTTGCAGTGTTGACCTCTACTCCGCTTCGACTCAGCTCCCCGTCTGCACCGCGACGAATACTGTCAGTCATCATCATGGTGACTAACTCTGTGTTGTAATTTGCAACTTGTTCGGGTTGATTGCGTGAACCAGTAACTGAAGTACCACCCACCCAGGGCATACCCTGCTGCATCATGGCCATCCGTTCAGCCGCCTGCCTGAGCCTTTCGTTTTCTTTTTCAAAATTGCGGTAAAAAACGTCAAGTCCAGTGCCAATTGGTTTATCGTTTGGCTCCAAAATCCAAGAACTTACAAAATCATGTTCACGCAAATTACTAACTGTGACGTATCCACCGGTAGCTTCACTAAATGGGTAAACAACGACAAAAGTATTTTTATCCGGTACACTTGTAATCGTATATTGACCAGAAAGTGCGTTCCCGCTGGTAAAGTCGAGCTGAATTTTAGTATTCGCAACCAATCCGTGATCCGGAGCAGTAACTGTAATATTTGGCCCAGCCTGTGTATACGTGGCAGCAATAGCAATCGGTTCATTTCCTTCATCATGGACGATAGAAAACATCGCCGCATAAATATGCTTACACCAACGAATCTGGTAGTAATAAAGATTTGGATATGAGAATTCGCTTGTATCCTGATAATCAGGTAAACCGTAAAAATTATTAATTACTGAATAACCTAAGTCCGAAAAACTACCTGGAATGTCTCGCTCATTGCTCAGAGTGTTGTCATCATTTTGTGTTTGACCTGGCTTTGTCGCTGAAATGGCGGTAACGGGGAACCGCTGACTGGTTTTATCTTTATATAAATTGAATCCCTCTCGCCTCATAAAATCTTGACACGAGCATTGCCACCTTAGTTCTGTAGTTAAGAAACGCCCGACAATGAACCCGCGTTGAGCTGGGACAGTTGTCACATACTTATTGTCAACAAAAATACTTCCGTAGCTGTCATCTCGCTGAAAAATAATTTCATTAGTTGTTACATCTACACCTGTAACGGTATAACCAACGTAGTCATCATATTTAAATCCAGGAATCAATCGACTGAGAATTAAATTTCCACTGGTGAGTCCGCTGTCAATCGTCGTTATGGTCAGTTGAGTTGAACTGGTAACTGTCACATCGTATTGACCAGACGAAACTAGTCCACTCGTTACAGCAATAAATACCCTATTACCCGTGGATAAACCGTGGGCAGAAGTGCAGTTTATAGTGACCGTAGAACCAGTACGTGAATATGTAGAAAAAATTCCCGGATCTTTTTCAACGACACGATCGATCAGCCGTTCTCCAGCAAAAAACCTAACCGGTACAGGAATAGAGCGTAAACGAACCCGTGTCGTTGTCCAGCGGGGGTCTGAAAATGTAGTGGTTAAGTAATAAATTAAATTTCCACTTGTAGTAAGAGAGCTCCCTGCAGTCACCGTAAAAGTGTTTTGAGTTACTGCAACAACCGTCAGAGTTGCGTCGACTCCAGCGCCAGTAAGGACATCCAAATAAACGCTTTCACCAATTAATAGACCGTGGTCAGGCTCAGTAACTACTAGGGTTGTACCTGATTGAGAATATGTTGCGGTGACTGCACCGCCCAAATATCGAACAGCAAGAATTGGGAGACCAAAATTATAAAAATTAAATCCATTGGCATCGCGCATGCCGACGATCTGTTCGCCAATCTCTTTATCTGTTGTGGGAAACGTGAAGACTCGACCAGGGATAAATACGCCTGGAAACTGCTGAAAGGCGCAGTACATGCGGAAATCACCGCGCCTACGTCGTTCGTTCGCAAAAGACCCTAGAACGCTCTGGGTGATCGTATACAGCTCGTACCCACGACGCCAACGAGCCCACAGAGAGTCGTAATCGTAAAATCGGACACGACTCTTAAGATCTTTATTTTGTGGTAGAAAATTAAATTTCTGTGTTTCTCTTGCGTAATCCTCTACAGCTCGAAACTGATTTGGATCCTCAAAATTACCGAATGTTTTGCCACTAAAAGTTTTTTTCGACGGAGGATCAAATCCGCCAACGTCGAACGGCATGGCTACATCAATAGTATCCGGCTTGTACGCCGACGTAGAATCCGTTGGTCAGCGCAGTGGCGCCACTAGCAGCAACGTACAGGGCTTGACCACGCTGAAGGATCAAACCACGAGTCTTGGGAGAAGTCGTGCTGTTGGTGCTTGTGAAGTTTGCACCAGCTTGCACAACTGGGTGATTAATTAGAGGTAAAACGTTATTAATAGTCAGACTATAAAGCTGATTTTCGTAGGTAGCAGGAATGCTGGCAACAAACAGCGGGAAAAACTGGTTGGTATTAGTGATCGTGCCAGTGTTAACCAGATAGAAGCAGAAATCCAGTGGCAGTCGGCAGCTAACATTACCCGTAATAGGACCAGAAATGCTAGGAATGGTACCAGTAAAGGTTGTTGGCGTGACAGCCGTAACAGTCACAGCTTGGTCAATAGGAGTGGAGCCAGAGCTATAGGACGTAAAGTCAAGCCAAACTTTTTGACCAACCTGTACATTGTGGCCGGCACTAATTGTGACGACAACATTAGTGCTGTCCGCAGAATAAGTACCAGATGTAGTACCTGCTGCGTCAATAAATTCAATATTTCGCTTGCTGTATTGGAACCAAATTTCGTCAATATACGCACCACTGATCGAGGTATCAGTCAAAGACGAGTCGACGTCGAATACCTTTGTGGCATTACCAACAGCAGTAGGAACAAGGCTGGTAGAAAATGCCTGACCAGATGCAACGGTAACCAGGGCAGATGTGGTTGCCGGCCTGTCAACCAAAAGCGGCTGCTTGTTGGAACTCGAAGATGACATTAGCCCTTTTACGCTATCTCTGACTAAATCTTATTGTAGCGCAGTTGCCTTCTTGGCTTCTTTTTGCTTCTTTTTGTTAGCCAACCAAAGCCGAAAATACTGAAGCTCTGCGGGTGTATAGAGATCAGGCTTTTTTAGCGCCTTCTTTACCAGCTTCTTCTTTTTTGTCATGCCTGCGCCCTCGCTTCTGTTCCTCCAGTCTAACGCGGGCTTTCTTCACGGCCTCTTTACGACGCTCTTTGTCACCCTCTTTTTTCTCTTCGGGTGAAGATTCTTTATCTTCTTGTTTCTTTTTGAAGTGAGCCAGCAGTTCTGGTGGCATCGAACCTTTCTTGGACATTTTAATTAAGCGCCGGTTACACGTGCAGGTGAAGAGCTATAGGCCAGATATTGAGAACCTGGGGCCTTGCTGGTTTTCTCAGGTGAATACTTTACTGCTGCAGATTCTTCGGCCATGCTGGTGGTGGGCTGAAGATCGCTCAATTTATCACCAGCCATGCGGAGTCCCACACTGCTACCTAGTTTGGCAATAGCAGTGTCGCGAATTTGGCGGACGTAATCATTGCGAGGCATGGTAGCACCAGCTTCAGCGTTTTGTGCCATTGAATCCCCAGTGCGGGGACTGGTAGAAGTGCCTTCAGGAGATGCTCCCATAACCAATTAAATGACGACGTCTAAGTTACGCAATTCTGCGCCACCAATATAAGGTGCAGGCAGTAACGGAGGATTACCAGTACTACCTATTAAGTTTAAATTAAATGCATCCCCAGCAAGACGAGATTTACGTTCACGAGGAAGTCTAGCTCCAATGGCGTAGTAGCCACCTTCGGTCGGCATTAAACCCTGAAAATCACCTTGATTAGTCGCAAGGAGTGCTTCGTAGGGTCTCTTGTTCTGGGATATACCGAGCATGTATCCCATCCGGGTTCCGGCTTTATCCATTTTGCTTCCTCCTGGATGCAAGCTCCACTGCTCGACGAGCTTTTTTTGCTAGTTCAGTATTTGAAACAAACTGCTTACCCTCTCGTGATTCTCGTTGTTTTTTCTCGTCAGTACGACGGCGCTCCTCTGGCGTTAGTTTTGCCCACGCAGATTCTGGTAAGTACCTTTCAGTACTTTTTTTACCAGGCTCAATAGCTTTGTCAGCAGCCATTACTCTTGAATAGATCCCCCGTATAACCAAGCATCACAGGTTCTGGAACCTGCACACTTAAATTTGAAAAGCTGACAATATCCAAGATTTGCACGTTCCTGTACATCCCAGGGGTCAGCCGCTTCTTTCTCGTTAATCCCCTGAATAATGCACTCAATAACTTTTGGAGATTGATCGAACGCGGCACAATTACAACAGCGTGCAGACATGACAGTGTCTACATCGCTGTTCCACATCTCGGCCTTCTTCTCCCAAAAACCGGGATCTGGAATATCAGGATTTAAAGGACCATAAGCAAAATTTTTAATCGTCCAATTCCGATTTTTAATATTTTCCTCAATGTCAGTCGTAGCACGAGGACAAGATGCACCAACCTCGGTAACGGTTTTGTTTAAAAGAATTTTTGCTTTAGGTTCCATCATGCTGCTGCAACACTAAAAGTAACTACTGCAGCAGTGCCACCAGACTCACTAACAAAACGAGGACGCACATATTTGACAGGCCGATCGCCCACACTGTACACAGTGGTCCCATTACTGGAAATAGTTTGATCTGCAATGATCGGTGCGTAGTTGGTCCCATCAATGCTGCCCTCCAAGCGAACCACAACATTAGTGTTAATCGTGGCCACCGTTACAATCATGGTGTAGGCAGTTGTG